ATTTCAATTCTTATAAATAACTGAGTGTCGTGGTTATCAACAACTAAACTAGGAAAATAAAAATGGCATCAACAATCGCAGCAACAACTGGACCCAGCGGTGCATTAGTTTACACTGCCGATGCATCCGGTAACCTATCATTACTTTCCGGTGCAACCACAATTGTTGCCATAACAAATGCCGGTGCTGCTGTTACCGGTGTATTATCTGTGGGTGGTGCCCCTGTTGCATCAACTGCAACCAGTCAAAACCAAACATACACTGCATTCACAACTGGTGGTACAAGTTCAGCATATACACTGACTCCTACCCCTGCATTGACTGCATATGCTGCTGGACAGAGATTCAATATTACTTTGAATGCTACTCCAAGTGGTTCTGCAACCCTGAACATATCGGGATTGGGAGCAAAGAATTTCAAGTATTACAATGCACAGGGCAGTAAAGTGTTTATTGATAGTTGGTCGGCACAGACAAACTGGATATCAGATGTGATCTATGATGGCACTGATATGGTACTGATGAATGTGATTGGTCGTGCTTCTGGCACATTGAGTACACAGAAGGCAATCTTTGGGTATGGTTATACTGGTTCTGTTAACGTATCAATCACTAACCTAGTGAGCAATACCGGTGTTGTCTCCACTGATGTCACCGGTGTTGGTACTGCTAGACGTGGTCTTGCGGCCGCCGGTTATGGTACAGACAAGGCAATCTTTGGGTATGGTTATAGTACTGGATATACATCAATTACCAACCTAGTGAGCAATACTGGTGTTGTCAGTACTGATGTTACCGGTGTTGGTACTGGTAGAGCATATCCATCCGCATCTGGATATGGCACAGACAAGGCAATCTTTGGGTATGGTGATAGTGGTTCTGTTTTGTCAATGACCAACCTAGTGAGCAATACTGGTGTTGTTAGTACTGATGTTACCGGTGTTGGTACTAGTAGAAGTGGTTCTGCTGCCGCCGGGTATGGCACAGACAAGGCAATCTTTGGGTATGGTTATACTCCTAGTTATGTATCAATGACTAACCTAGTATCAAATACCGGTGTTGTTAGTACTGATGTTACCGGTGTTGGTACTGGTAGATATAGTCTTGCTGCCGCTGGATATGGCACAGACAAGGCAATCTTTGGGTATGGTTATAATGGTGCCAATTTATCAATGACCAACCTAGTATCAAATACTGGTGTTGTTAGTACTGATGTTACCGGTGTTGGTACTACTAAAAGTGCTGTTGCTGCTGCTAGTTATGGTGCAGACAAGGCAATTTTTGGATTTGGTGGTGGTGGATCGATGACTAACCTAGTATCAAATACTGGCGTTGTCAGTACAGATGTTACCGGTGTTGGTACTACCCATTACTACACCAGCGCTGCTGGTTTCTCACTCACATAATCCAAGACTACTATGACATCAACTATACAGGCAATCACAACAGGTGGAGGTGGTATTGCTTCCACCTCCGATAACTCGGGTAACCTATCATTATTGGCAGGACCCAATCCAATTATTGCAATCACTGCAAGTGGTGCAGATATTACCGGTACTCTTACTCTCAGTTCCGGTATTTTAGAGACAGCACAAATCACTCAGGCACAATCTGCAATTGCATTCACCACTTCCGGTACAGGCAATGCATATACACTGACTCCAAGTCCTGCTGCAGTTGCATATACAAGTGGACAGAGATTCACTGTAACACTGCACACAACTCCTGCATTATTGAGTACCACTCCGGTAACTCTGAACATATCTGGATTGGGTGTAAAGAATTTCAAGTATTACAATGCACAGGGAGTGAAAGTATTCATCAACTCCTGGGTATCCCAAACAAACTGGATATCAGATGTGATCTATGATGGCACTGATATGGTACTGATGAATCCATTGCATAGAGCAAAGGGTCCAGGTACACAGAAGGCAATCTTTGGATATGGTGTCACTGGTGCTAATGTATCAATGACTAACCTAGTGAGTAATACTGGTGTTGTCAGTACTGATGTTACTGGTGTTGGTACTGCTAGATATGTTCTTGCTGCTGCTGGATATGGCACTGATAAGGCAATCTTTGGGTATGGTTATAATGGTGCCGCTGTATCAATAACCAATCTAGTAAGCAACACTGGAGTAGTTGCAACAGATACCACAGGTGTTGGTACTGCTAGATATGTTCTTGCTGCTGCTGGTTATGGCACTGACAAGGCAATCTTTGGATATGGTGCCACTACTGTTGCTGTATCAATGACCACCTTAGTAAGTAATACTGGTGTTGTATCCACTGATGTTACCGGTGTTGGCACTGCTAGATATGAACTTGCTGCTGCTAGTTATGGTACAGACAAGGCAATCTTTGGATATGGTCATACTGGTGCTTATGTATCAATGACCAACCTGGTATCAAATACTGGTGTTGTCTCTACTGATGTTACCGGTGTTGGTACTGCTAGACGGGCTCTTGCTGCTGCTGGATATGGCACAGACAAGGCAATCTTTGGATATGGTTCTACTGGCGTCAATGTATCAATGACCAACCTAGTGAGCAATACTGGAGTTGTCAGTACAGATGTTACTGGTGTTGGTACTGCTAGATATCTATCTGCTGCTGCTGGTTATGGCACAGATAAGGCAATCTTTGGGTATGGTCATAATGGTTCTGTTGCTGTATCAATGACTAACTTAGTATCAAATACTGGTGTTGTTAGTACTGATGTTACCGGTGTTGGTACTGCTAGAAGTGGTCCTGCTGCCGCTGGTTTCTCATTGACCTAAATAGATTTGTAGTTACACGTTTGATGTGACTTGAGTGTTTCACCCTTTATCAATATACAATGGAGTTTATAATATGGCATCAAAATTGAATTCAGAATTCAACTATCGTTATCAAGTTATTGGTGAGACTGTCTGGGAGAAAATCAAAACCCTGAAGGGTTTCCTGGAAGGTCGTGTGCGTGCTGCAGTGCTTGAAGAGGTCGCTGAACTAAAGTATCAGGCAAAACTTGCTGAACTTGAGCACCTGAAAACCACTGGTGGTTTACTGCATATTATTCTGAATCTACAGGCAGAGATTATTGAGTTGGAGTCACATTTTCCTGCTCAAAAAGAAGCATTCCTGCTGAACAAGGAAGAAATTGTAATGTTGGAAAGGTTACTTGCAGAGGCATATGCAGTTGCAGAGACCACCAGGATTGCAGGTTACACAGATGAACAAATGTTTGAAGTAAATGCTGCCAATGAGTTCACAGTCTCAATTGGCAAAGAAATTCAAGCAGAGATTATTGCAAACGGTAGACCATCACCGGCAAAACTAAGAAATGCAATGTCTAATCCACATACATTTGCAGCACTGAAAGGGATCGGATTGATTCCAGCAGACACACTTTTACTCGGAGGTAATGATGACCCTTTATGTATTGAACTCAAGCAAGGCTGAGGCACTTTTCGGCACACCACAGGTACCAACACCAAAGACTGACTTAGTCATCATTGGTCAGACACCTGATTGTGGCGCATTTTTAGTAATGTCAGATACAGCATATCCAGAATTGGATGCGTTTGTGTCATATGATGGATTTGACTTTACCTACTGTCAGGCATGGGGACTAACCATAAATGATGCAGTTGTAGATCGTGTATGGGCAGATGTCCGTTCCAAGGCATATCCAAGCATTGCAGATCAGTTGGATACAATTTTCCATAGTGGTCTAGATGCCTGGAAAGCAACAATCCAATCAGTCAAAGACAGTCATCCAAAGGGGAACAAATAATGTCAAGCGTGGTCATCGCAGGAGATATTTCAGGAAGTATTACAATAGCAGCACCGGCAACTGCAGGTAGCAATACATTAACTCTACCAGTTGCAACAGATACACTGGTTGGTAAGGCAACAACAGATACACTTACCAATAAGACTCTAGTTGCTCCGGCACTTGGTACACCGATCAGTGGTAATCTAAGTAATTGTACTGGATTGCCAACAGCATCAACAACATTCTTGGAACAGTCAGCATTATTCACTGGATCTGTCACAACATTGAATGTGCCACAGGTTATTGTGGTTGTCGATAGTATTCAGGTAACCATTGCTGCAACTACCAAGAATATCAATACTGCCGGTAACTGGGATGATTCGCAGTATGCCACAGCATCAAACCGTGCAGGCAAGGATTTCTATGTGTATGCATTAAGTGTTGGTGGTATCATTCTATCAAACAACTCAACATTCCCTGCAGGTTACTCTGCATTGACATCACGCAAGATCGGTGGTTTCCATACACTCTGCGTTTCAGTTGGTACAATTGCCGGTCATACATTGACTGGATATGTATTGGGTGATATTTTACCTAGAACTGTCTGGGATAGATTCAATCGTTCCATTGCACGTCAGGAAGGTACTTTCCTATCATCCTGCAATATGTGGGTTGATATTTACTTACCATCGGTATCTGGCACAACATTGGTGTCTGTGAATGGTGGTACAATTGCAGATGGCGTATCAACACCTGCATTCCATACATACAAATTCGAGCAATGGTTTGCACGTCAAGGTATGAAATCGATCAGTCAGTTAGAGTTTGTTGCGGCATCCATTGGTGCCAATCAGAGTACCAATATCGTGGGTTCTGTAGATGCAGTTACCACAACTGGTCACTCGGATACTGCCGGTAGACGTATGATTTCAAATGAAGGTATGGAAGATGCATGTGGTGTTATGTGGCAATGGACCAGAGATATGGGTGGTCTTTATACTGCTGCTGCTTGGGCAAATGCCTATGATGCAAATGATATAGGTATTGGCGGTCAACACTATGATGCTCCTTATCGTGGCCTTCTCGGGGGTTATTGGAATGATGGGGTGTATTGCGGTTCCCGGTCTTCTATTTGGGGTTATTCCCCGCTCCTTCTGTATTCGACTTTTTCGGGTCGGGGGGCTGCGGAGCCAGCCACCAATAGGTTCTAAGATTTCGTTGAAAGGCGGAAAGGTAAAAATGTATTGTAGTGGCATTCTCAGGGGTAATTGGAATAATGGGGTGAATTGCGGTTCCCAGTCTTCTAATTGGAATAATTCCCCACTCAATCTGAATTCGAATAATTCGGGTCGAGGAGCTACGGATACAGAGAGTTTTATTGTCGGAAATGCGGAGCTAAACTGTCCTCTGGCTGACATTTTTACCTTGTTGATATATGTAAAATCATATACAGCAAAATACACGACGACTGTTTCTCAGGGGTTAGTAACGAAAGTGAAAGTCCTTGAGAAAATTATATTGTGAGACGCCACGGAAATCTTTGGGATAAGATCATAGATCCAGAAAATTTGTATCTTGCCTATAAACGGGCAAGGAGAGGTAAAGCATCAAGATTTGCGGTTAGACAATTTGAAAAGGATATCAATGGGAATCTGATTGCGTTGCAGAAGTTACTATGCACTGAGAGTTTTACAACTTCGGAGTATAAGACTAAAACAATCCATGAACCCAAACGTAGGGAAATCTATATTTTACCATTTTTCCCAGATCGAATTGTACAACATGCATTACTGCAAATACTCATTCCAATTTGGGATAATTTGATGATACATGATTCGTATGCATGTAGAGTTGGAAAAGGAATGCATGATGCAAGTAGAAAGACAATGCAACATGTTAGAAAATATAAATATTGCCTGAAGTGTGATATTCGTAAATTCTACCCGTCCATTGATCATGATGTATTGTTTTCGATAGTATCTAGAAAAATAAAATGTGCAAGGACTTTATCCCTTGTTGAAAATATCATCAGATCCTTTGATGGTGGGAAAAATACTCCAATCGGTAACTATACAAGTCAGTGGTTCGGTAATTTGTATATGAATGAATTGGATACAAAAATAAAGCATGTGCATAAGGTGCAATCTTATGTAAGGTATTGTGATGATTTTATCATGTTCGATAATTGTAAAAAGAAATTACAGTCATTGAAAACATGGATAGAACACTATATTGGAGTAAGTCTTCGATTGGTATTTTCAAAGTCATCAGTATTTCCAGTATCACAGGGAGTGGATTTTTTGGGGTATAGGCACTTTCCGGAGAAAATATTATTGAGAAAGAGCACTGCCAAACGAGTGATCAAAAGGATGCGAAATCTTCCATATCGATTACTGAAAGGTATTATAAATATACAACAATATCAATCATCCATTGCATCAACAAGTGGTTGGTTGAAATGGGCAAATACGCATAACCTAAGTCTAAGATTAGTTACAATTTCAATGAAAGGAGTATAACAAAATGATCGGATTTCCAAAATACATAAACTCTATGGGTGATGTACTGAATTTGAAAGAGATGTACCCCGTAGAACTCAAGGCACACCTCCAGAGCATTTATGATGGCAAGGATGGTTGGATTGCCACAACAAAGTTAGAAGGCACAGATGCCGGAATTACAGATGAAACACATAAGGTAGTTGAAGTAAAGGATACGGATGGTACTGTGACTCAACAATATCAGTATGAGTTCATGGAAGATGCAAACTGTTTTCTATTCAAACTAGGATTTGCAACTTCCGCAGATGCCAAGGCACTAATTGATTCGTTGTAATTTCCAGTTATTATAAATAATACTAACAGAATAACATTAGGAGAAATACAAATGGCAACAATTATTAGTGGTGATGCAGCCGGTGTTCATACCAGTGCTGCTGTTGAGTGTCTTCAAACCATTACCGACAACTATACTATTTCTGCCGGATACAATGCCGGATTTTTCGGTCCAGTAACAGTTGCCACAGGGGTTTCCATAGTGATCCCGACTGGTGCATCACTAACCGTAGTATAAGGAGTTTAATATGGCAGGTAAAATAACAACAAATTCAGTTGTACTGGGAGACAGTCTAACTGATACTCAGAATTTTGTGCTGAAAACAAATGCAGATGGCACAGCAACCTTGGCACGTGGTGCTTTGGGTGCTTTGGGAACAGTGTTTGGAGTGAATGGTAGTAGTGCTATTACAGGTGCTACTCTGGTTGCTCCAGCTTTAGGTACACCAGCAAGTGGAGTGCTGACTAACTGTACTGGAACAGTTAATGATTTAAATGCTGGGCTTGGAGTTAACCAGACTTGGACAGATGTCAGTGCGAGCCGTATTTTTTCTACGACATATACAAATAGCACTGGAAAGCCAATTTCGGTTGCGGTGTCAAACTTCACAACTTCACAGCTTATTTCTTCTATTTCGTTCACAGTTAACGGTACAGTAATTGCATATAGCGGGGTTAATCAAGGCTCTGCTGGATCGCAATATTCTTTTCTTACAGCAATTGTGCCTAACGGAGCCACATATACATCTACATTACTTAATGCAAGTAATAGCAAAACTTGGTTTGAACTGCGTTAAAAGGATAACTAAAATGGTTTACTACAAAGATTTGGCAACGGATACAGTCTACGGATACGATGAGACTGATCCATCACAGCTTCCCTACATCCAACAGGCTATTGATAATGGCTGGGAGAACATTACAGGTAACTGGCCCGTGCCGTATGTACCTACAGCAGAGGATAACAAAGCCACAGCATCGGGACTACTATCTGGCACAGACTGGACAACCATCGCAGACATAGGGCTACCAACAGCTAATCCTAGACTATCCAATCAGGATCAGTTCATTGCTTATCGCCAAGTGATTCGTCAGATTGCTGTCTACCCACCTGCTGGTGAAGTGGTCTGGGCAACTGCGCCTGTTGCAGTTTGGAACAGTAAATAACACAGTCACAATAGTAATATTAAAAAGGACTACAAAATATGACAATAACACTTAGAGCAGGAGTATTAAACTCAGGTATCCAGCAGAATGGTAATGAGTTCCTCACTGTTGATACATCGAATAATGCTACATTGAGTAATAACTTGGTGGTAACTGGTGTAACAACATTGGGTGCCGGTGCTGTTCTTGGCACACCTGCCAGTGGTAACTTGGCAAATTGTACTGGTGTTGCCGTTAGTGCATTATCAACAGCAACTGGTGCTGCTCCATCATACTCATGTCGCGCATGGGTAAACTTCAACGGCACTGGTACTGTTGCTATTCGTGCAAGCGGGAATGTGTCGAGCATTACGGATAATGGTACTGGTGATTACACGGTTAACTTCACGACTGCTATGCCTGATGCGAATTATAGTGTTTCTGCGTTAAGCTCAACTGTTGCCACATATAATTCTGTGTCAGCACCTACTTCCGCTGCGATTAGATTTATTGGATACAATTCATCTTTTGTTGCTACTGATTCAGCTTATTTTTATGCATCGATATTCCGCTAAAAGGACAAACCAATGAAAAGAATAATCTACAAGACACCTGATGGCGGAGTAGCAGTTCTAATTCCGACACCAGAATACCTACAAGATCACACTATCGAGGAACTTGCTGCCAAAGACGTACCGGCAAATACTCCGTTTGAGATTGTAGACACCGACACAGTACCAACAGACCGCACATTCAGAGGAGCATGGACATGGGCATAACAATTGATTTCACCAAGGCACAAAGCATCACAAAAGACCGCCTACGCCAAGAACGCGCTCCACTAATGCTTGCTCAGGATGTTGCTTTCCAACGTGCATTAGAATCAGGTACAGATACCACTGCCATCGTCGCTGAAAAGCAAAGACTCCGTGACGTTACTAAGTTAGCAGATACGGCTACAACGCTGGATGAACTAAAAGCATTGGTAGTATGACAATCAAAGCAAAGTATCCAAAGTAATATACAGATACCGAAAGTATAAATAGTACTGTAAACAAAAGGAAAACAAAATATGTCAATTTTATTGGACGGACTTGGTGGGGTTACTACACCTGCTGAGACTATAGCAACAAACTTAACCTTCACTGGAACAGGCAACCGCATCACTGGTGACTTCAGCAATGCGACTCATGCAAACAGGGTTTCTTTTCAATCAAGTACAGTAAACGGAGCAACAACTCCATTTTTTATTCCTAACGGAACAAGTAACTTTGCTGGTGTTGTAGTAGCAAATGCTTCTGACCCAACTAACTCATCTTATGGGCAGTTAAGAGCAAATTCTACATCAGTTGATTTAATTTCTGGCATACTCGGTACAGGCACTTACCTACCAATGACCTTCTACACTGGAGGCAGTGAGAGAGCAAGGATAGACTCCGCAGGCAACCTCGGCTTGGGGGT